TTACTTATTCCCACCATGACTGTGCTGACCGCCTTTTTTACCGGCGTCAGACGCTTTCTGATGGTCATTCGCGAAATTGCCACCACGTCCACCTTGGTTGGTTTGAGACGACGTACCGCCAGAAGCCTGGCCGCCCTTTTTACCAGCCTCGGAGGCCTTTTCACGATCGTTAGCAAAGTTTCCTGGATTGGAGTTTCCGGTGTTAGCCATCATTTTATCCTCTCTAGTTAATGAGTTTTGCTTGACGCATATTTTCAGATGCCCCATCCCCATGAACCGATCCCGAAAATTACCTGCTGGGCGACGAGCGGCTTGATGCCAAACTGATGTCTGGTGCCCTTCCCGGTGCGCCGGGTTCGAGTCGCGTTGCGACTTGGCAACTCAGTGCCGGGCGATTGAGCTGCGCGCCGGCGAATCTAGGTAGGCATAAATAAGCGCACTTAGGCAGATGCTGTTCCGCCTAAAACGGAGGGATTCCTCCCCGTGACGGCACATGGCTGTCATAGCCAGGATGCTGTCGATTGCGTAAGGTTCAAGGCTCAATGGACAGAGGAATCACCATCGTGGCGAAACCGAAGGCGGCTCTTAAGACCGCAGGCCTTCCTATAGGGCTGCCTGATCAGGTCTATGCGACCTGGGTGTCATCGATGAGTGACATTCTCACTACTGACAATGCGCGTCATGCCGCCGAGCGATATCAGTTTTTGTGCGGTTTTTCCCAAGCGCTCATCGATGCAAAAATTCTCGATGATGCCGATTACGCTAGCATGCGAGAGAAGCTGCTTGAAGCCTGGACAAAGACGGTCAACCGTGTGGATCAGGCCTCCGAATCCAGCATATAACCCATCCGTTAAATTTTTCGCTTGAGTGAACCCGTGATCTCGACCCTGCTCTATTTACATAACGGTCCCACCGAAGGGTATTCACCTATGCTGCTCGAAAATGTCGCTGTCGTTAAAGAAGCCCATACTGCAAAAGAAGCAAATGAATTGCTCGTGCAGGGCTGGCAGCTATTGGGTTTTGTGGAAAGCACAAAAGACGGCGGAGTGACTTACGTGCTCGGCCAGGCCAGATCCAGAGGCGCTGGAACATTGGGGCCAAGAACTGACCCGGAGCGTCGATAACCAGTTCACTCCACCACTGACTTAGTCAGCTCAACGCTCTGGAAACACCGTTCGCAATAGTGGCAGCGGAATACGGCACACCCCCATTTTCATGCTTGATGATCTCTGTCGTGATCGCGATCAGCGTTTGCAGGCTGCGCAGGTCGATCGGCTGATTGGGTTGCGCACCGACACCCGCCGCCACTGCTCTGATGTAGGACTCGGTGTCGTTCTCCACACCTGGCGCCCACCGGTTGATCACTTCCCTTACTGTATCGATTCCAACTCCGCCCACGCTGGGCATTCCGTCCTTGCCTCGGTAGGCCAAGATCAGCTTGGCCAGCGCGCGGATGCCGTTCTCGGCAGTGTCAAACCGAGCGAACCGCTTCTCGATAGCCGGATCCGGATCAAGCTGGCCCAGCCATTGATTGCGCGGGTTGTAGTCGATGTTGCCCGGGTTGTTGTTTCGTACGCCTCGGGTCATTTGGGGCATCTACTTTTCTCCAGACGTAAAAAACCCCGAACTTGTCGGGGTCTTGGTGTATGAGGTGGATCCGCCGAGCCTGACGCCCATCCAGAAGATTGCGGCCCGCCATCGCGCGGTACCGTCACCGGACGTGAGCGCGCGATAAAACACGGCGTCGCAGTCGGCCCGGGACAGAACACCCGTGGTGTACAGCCAGTCGTGCAGGATGGCTGCGCGCATCCCGTAACCGGCGAGCAGCCCGTAAAGTGCCAGGGTGGTGATCGCGAGTATCAACAGCGCCGGCGCCAGCCAGCCCCACGCGAACGCCCAGCCCACCAGCGCGCCGATCGAGGACCACCGGCAGACCTCACGCAGGATCCGGATCGAGGCCAGATCGCTGTAGAAATCGGCGGGCACCGCCAGCGCGCCGTGCACAGGATCGTTGAACGTCAGTTGCTCCTGGGTGGCCACATCCCACCGGCTGATGAAGCGCACGGCGGGATGGGTGTCGAACTTGCCGATCGCAATCATGCTGGCCAGCCCTGCTTGAGCATTTCCTCGGTGAACGTGCGCGCATCCAGTGCAGAGATGAGCTCGCTCTCCCGGTCGAAGCACGCCTGCACGTGCTGCCGCACCGCCTTGGACACGGAAATGAGCGTCGGCCCGTCGAGCTGGATAAAGCCGTCGGGCGTTTTCCAGTTGCAGACGTAGGTGTCATCCATGAACGCCGACAGCGCGGCACCGGTGATCAGCGCCTGACTGTCGCGGCCGGTATCCACAAACATTCCGCCGACGGTGATGCCTGCGGTTTCTGCATCGTAGCGCCGGGCCGCGATCTGCCCTCGGGTCAGTTCCAGCGTTGCAGCGGCTTTCATTTCCTTGGTCACTGCCTGGGAAAAGTCGATCATGCTTCAGGCTCCTCGAGGGGCTGGGGGAATGCGACAGGCCCGTCGGGCACGTCGATCAGGTCCTCGGGAAAGGCCTGTTCCTGGCTATAGTTGGCCGGCAGCGGCAGGATCAGCCTGATGACGAGCTCGCCATCAATACGCTCCACATCGCCTGCAATCCAATCGCCCGACACCGCGCTCATGGGCAACGTCGCGCCATCGGGCAGCGGGCCGAAATCCAGCGCTGTGCCGTTGAGCGTCAAGACGTCACCCTGCTTGGTCACTTCCAGCGTGTCATCCCGGCGCTGAGGGGAGAGTTTGATAATCATGTGAACCACCTTCCAATTGACATGACGTTGATCGTCAGTTGTGCGTTGCTGGTTGTTGCAGTCGGCGTAGCCAGGTACGCGGTAGCAGTGCTGGTGCTGTTAGGGGCAATGTTCGACACCCACGAACCTCGAGTAGACACTGCGCCTTCTACTGGCTGCGCAAACATCCTTGGTGGCGCAGCGAATACAGCCGGCATCGTGAAACTGACCAGTACATACCTGACGCCTGTGCCGTTGGTCCAAGTCTGCGCAGGGATTGTGACCACCTGGTTGGTAATCATTGTCCCATCGGCAAACTTGACGTAGTCGCCGGTAGCACTTGTGCCGTATTCGATCACAGCGCCTGTAGGTATGCCGCCAGACTGCGAGACCGTACCAAGGAGGTTGGCAGGGCCGAACAGACCTGCCGCGGATAGCAAAGAGGCCGATAGCGGCCAGGCTCCTAGAGCTGCGAGGTTTCTTGCACCGGCCATTAGTACCACCGCCCTATAGCAGTCATGTTCAAGTTGAGAGTGAGTGTCACTGACGTTGGGCTGCAGACGTAGACAGCAGGCCAAGAAGGGACAGAGTTCAAACCAGACGCCGCATAAGTAACCCCGCCGTTGCTCTCTACCAAGATGGCGTTAACCGGTGTGGTTCCAGCCAGAAATGATGCGGGGTATGCGCTGGAGCCCACGGATGGGGTGATATACGTCGACCCATACGCGGTGGTTATCGCCCTCGAGCCTAGCTCCATGCGTCGAGTGCAGATCATGGTGCCATCGGCATACTTGACGTAGCTGCCGTTGGCGTTAGAACCAGACTCAATGATCGCCCCGGTAGGAACTCCGCTAGCCTGAGAGACAGTACCTACGATATCGCTACGACTCAGCTTGGGAGTAAGCAGCGCGTTGACCTGAGCCTGGGTGAAGGTGTTGGCCACCGCGAACGTTCCGAACGCGTGGATCTGAACCACAGCGCCTGCTGGCAGCGCCGGACCTCCGTTGAGCGTTAACGTCGTTGCGGTAAGCGAACACTCAGTCGTCTGCGAAATATCAGCGCCGTTCACTGTGACAAGCGCGCTGCCTGGCACGACGCCGGCCATGGTCAGGCCGTTGCGATCGGGACCACTGAATGAGGTCTGGCCCGCGGTGGCCACATACTCGTAGGTGACGAGTGTTGCCGAGGCACTGCCGGCGCTATCGACCAGCCCTTTCAGGATCCGGCCCTGATTCGCCGACAGAGGTTTGTCGACCGCCGTGCTGGTCAGCCCATCCACGATGTCGGAGACGTTCACCTTGTGCGCGACGTTCTGCTCCGACTGTGCCGCTTGCGCGGCGCTGTCTGCGGCAGCGCTGGCGGAATCACCTGCAGCATCGACCGACAGATCAATTGCAGCCTGGGCGGCTGCGGCATTCTGGTTGAACGCATCCGTCTTGGCCTGGGCGTTTTGGTCAAAGGCGCCCACCACCTGCTCCGCGCGATCCGCCGAGTCTTCAGCGGCTCCCGCCGACGCGGCAGCGTTGCCTTCAGCCGTCTCCGCTGCGAGCTTGGCGGCGCCAGCCTGCTCTGCCGCATCAAGCGCCGACTGCGACGCTGCGCCGGCGTCCGCGCTCGACTGCCCGGCGGCGACTGCGGATTGGTCCGCAGCAGTCGCACTGGCCGCGGCGGCTTGAACAGACGTTTCAACCGATGCAATTTCGGTGCTGATCTTGCTGAGCCGATCCGCCGAGGCCTTCACATATCCCTGCACCGGCGTGATCGAATACCCAGCGCCAGCTGCAGTCGGGCCGGCGTAAGGTGGAGAAATCGCCAACGCGGTATCACTGGCGATGTTCACGACTTCGTACCATCGGCCGTCGGGACCTTTGAATGCGTCCCCTACTCTGCTGTTGGCAATGAACGCAGTGCCCACACCAATCACCGCATTCGAATTTTGGGTAACGGAAACCGTCCCGGCTTTATACCAAGGCATAGAGCTATGTTCCTTTTAAAGTTTGGCAAAGACGGCCGGCATGTAGAAAGCAAATGGGTTGTAGTTGCCAGAGGTAATGGCAAACAGATTTCCTCCGGAGAAATCCCACCAATTTGCTAACTGGCGACTGAATCCATTGTCATCGCACATATCCATACCGAAGGTATTTACAAGCATGTGCTCACCAGCAGGGAAATTGAACGCTACGCGATAATAATTGCGTGTGTAGCCTTGCGTATCCTTGTCGCTCTTGACATAGGTCCAGTTCTGGAAGGCTCGCGTAAACCGAACATACGGCGTGTCGGAATCAAACAGCAATTTCTTGTTAGCGTCCCAGAGCCGCATACCCCAATCGGCCACCGCCTGCGCACCAAACCCAGCGGCAAAGTAAGTGCCGTAGGGTTGTAAGGTTCCGGTGCTATAGGTCCGGATGTAAAATCCCGTCCATGCGCCGGGCGATCCGATGACGCGGGCGTAACAGACTGCGCCGACACCCGATGAACCTGTCGGCCTGCAGAAAATGAGCGGGGGCTCCTGGCTGGTGATGGTTCGCGGAAATGTCGTCACCGATCCCAAGTTAGATTCTTGAGTCGGCCTGTACGTTCCTTTTGCCAAAACTACCAGCCGCGTAAATTCAGAATCAACCGTGACGACACCATCGTCATTGCTGTATTGCAGACCAAACGTCATCAGTTGAACCTTATTACAATGAGCCGCATGGTTACTTGAGTGGTCGCGCTGTATTCGGGGCGGCTGCGGTTATAGTTGTAGACACGGACTGCACCGCTGATTACTTCGGTTTCAAGTTGCTTATCGAAATCACTATAAGCACCTATGGGAACAACGAAAGCGCTTGCATTCGCCGTAGTAATGCCGGGAATGGAGATTGTTTGAGAGGAAGCAGTCTTTCCTCCAGTTACTATCCCGCTATACACCACCCGCATGGTGAACGAACTTTCATCGAGCACGACGTTGCCAAGTTCGTCCCATATTTTCAGTCCGAAACTCATGCGGACAGATCCCCAAGCTGGACACGAAGCGTGCCGGCAGAATCGAACACCTTGATGGCGCGGTTGGTTACGGTCAGACGACCGCTGCCAGCGACCACACCGTTGATTTCGAGCGTTCCATCCTTGTTGAGGCGCCAGCCAGTCTGCCCGGCCACGTAGTTGGTGGAGGCGATAAAGCTGCCGATCTTCGCATTGGTGATCGTGCCGTCTTGGATGAACGCCTGATTGATGAAGACCTGACCACCCTGAACAGCAAATGGGACCGCCACGGCGCCGCCGGCGATGGTGTTCACGATCGCAAACCTGTCTGCCGACACCAGGAACTGGCTTTGCAACCCGGCAGGCGTGTTCTCGATCCCGAGCCCGATCCCCGCCGTCACATACTGGCCAGTCTTGGAGTTGTACTGCATCTTCACCGACCACGAGGCGTCTAGCTTGCCGTCGATGTCACTGATGATCTGCGACTGCGTCTGGATGTCGGTGCTGTTGCCATCGACGTCCGTATGCAACTGCTGGAGCGCCAGCGCGGTAGCTTCTTCATTGGTCGCGATGACCTGCTCGAGCTCGTTGATCTTCGCGCCGATGTTGTCGCCGACCTCGGCCTGCAGCTGGGTGATGCGCTGGGCCAGCGCCTCGTCGGCAGTAGAGCGCACAGTGATTTCCTGAGCGAAACTCGCTGCACTGTCCCAGCCGTTGAGTGCATCCTGCAGATCGCCGTCGCCATCATCCTCGCGATAATTGGCTCTCAGTGCCTCGAGGCTGGAGGCTTGCGCGGTCACGACACCGTCGAGATCGATGATGTCTGCCGTGTTGGTCTCCACCTGCTGCGCGAGGCCATTGGCCGTCTGCACCGTCTCGCCGATGTCGATCCAGTAGGCTTCGTTCGGTGGCGGCGTATTTTTAGGGACGTCGGCAATGGCCTGATAGATCCGGCCATTGCCGACCACCATATCACCCGACACGTACGTTTCGCCGGGCTTGTAAGTCGACAGGCCATCCAGTGCATCGATCTGATCCTGAAGCCCTTCGATCAGATCAATCTTGTCCTGCAGCTCCTGGCCAAGCTCGGTCTCGCCGATTTGTCCCTTGATCAGGTCAAGGACCGGCGCGCCATCTGAACTGCTCTGCCCCATCACGCCGGTGCCAGCCGGATACCATGGACCGATGTTGCCAGTGCGGTCGACCAGCCTTGCCCAGAAGAAGAACGTCATGCCAGCCAGCAGACCTTGCAGGTTGTACTCCGACTGCGGGTAGGCCAGATCGCTGAGCTTGGTCGCGGCCTCCAGATCCGTGGTAGGCCCGTACCAGATTTCAGTGCGCTGCGTGTCCTCCGCGCCAGGCGGGAAAGTCCACCTGAGCGCGATGCCGAAGATCAACGGCATGGCCGTGAGCGAGGTGACTGCGGGTGGCAGACCTTCCTTGCCGTTGAGTTGCGTCAGAATCGAGGTGGCCCAGATCGACGAGATGTCGTAAGCGCTCACCGCCCGCACTCGCGCAACGTAAGCGCCTGCGTAGATGCCTTCGATGTCGACGCTGGTTGCACCGGTGCGCTGCACCTTGATCCAGTTGCCGCTGTCCTTGCGCCACTCGATGTCGTATCCAACCGCCCCGTTCACCGCCGGCCAGCTGATCGTCATGGTGGTGACGGCCAAGCCCTGAGCGATCGCAGTATTCGACGTCAGCGTGACGCTCGCCGGTGCCGGAACGACTGTGATCGGGATGACACTGATCGGACGCTCCTCCAAGCGCGCACCGGTGTCGATGTAAGGAAACTTGCTCGGCTCAAACTGCACGGCCGAAATCTCATACTCGCCCTCGGTAGTGCGCTTGGTGCTGAGCACGCGGTAAAGCGGGATCGCGAGGTCGTCGGCATCGAGCGCCCATTGCGACTCTGCCGTTGGCGTCTCGCTGAAGGCCGTTGTTACTGTGATAGCGCGACCGGATACCGACTGCACGGTACGGCCCTCAGCTTGCCCGCTGGGCAGGTTGATGATCAGGCGGTCGCCGGCTTTTGCCAGAGTGTTTCGGTCCAGAGTAACGACACGACCTGCAGCTGCGGAAATGCGGCCACCAATCTCGCGGCCAGCGAGCAGCGAGTCGGCGATCGGGATGATATAGCCAGGCAGCGGGATTGAGCCTTCCATGCCGGTCTTGAACGTGACTGTCCGGTCCTGGTTGTTGCTCAGCACCACCCATTTACCACGGCGCTGGGCCTCGGATGCTCGGGTGCAGGCTATGGCGCTGATCTCGACCGGCTTATCGCCGAAGCGCCGCTGTAGCTCCGGATCGGAATATGCGGTGACGTCGGTGTCGTAGTTATTCGCCGGGTTGTCGAAACTGACTATGGCACGGGAGTAACGGGTTTTGCTTGAGGCGCTGCCATACGTGAACTTGCCGTCGACAACGTTCGCACGAGTGAAAACGTAGTCGATATCCTGCGTGCGCGGCATGTCAGCCTGAGCGACCAGCTGACCTTGAGCCCAGTAAGTCATGCCGCGGTAGATAGCCGAGATGTCGCGTAGCAGCGTCCAGGCCTCGGCCTTGCCCTGCAGGTTCATGTCACAGAGGAATCGAGGCTCTTGCCCACCCGCGCCATCACCCACCAACTGGTCGCAATATTGAGCGATCCGGTACAGCTCCCACTTGTCGACCATGAAGGGCTTGATGCGCTTGCCCAGGCCGAAGCGGTCAACGGTGCAAATCCCATAAGTGATCCACGCCGGGTTATTGGTCCAAGCCGATCTGAAGGTGCCGTCCCAGACGCCGGTGTAGCTGCGGGCGACAGGATCATAGTTGCTCGGAATCTGCCATTTGCGGCCGTTACAGTCTACGGTCACCGCTGGAATGTTGGTGAACTGCTCAGCGTCGAACTCGATGTAAAGCAGCGCCGTATTCGGATAGCGCAGCTTCGCGTCGATCACCTCGGTGTAACCAGCGATCAGCATGGTGTCAGCCACCTTGTTGCTGTTCTGGTTCGCGGTCAGTCTACGTACGCGCAACTGCCAGCCCGAAGCAGCCGGCGGTAGGTCTATACGACGAGAGCGCTCATAGCGAGTGGTGGTCTTGCCATCAACGGCTTCCGTCATCACTTGCTGGTAGGCACCGCCATCCGTGGCGACGTCGACCGCGTATTGAATGCGGTAGCCGCCAACGTTTCCATTGCTGTCTTGCCGCTGGAGCGCCGGCCAAGCGAACCGCAGGCGCACGGCCGATAGCTGAGTGTTGGTGATAGAGCGCACCCACGCCGTGTCGCTGCGCAATTCAACGTTTACCGTTGTTTCGTTCTCGACTGACGGGATACCTGGAATATGCGACTGGTCCACTGCGCCGCTGCGCCACTCCCATTTCACATTGGGGAAATTGACATTGCCGCTCTTGTCGTTGATCGGAGTGTTGTCGAGATAAAGGTCGCGAGCCGTCGGCACCCCGTCGAATTCACCCTCACCGACGGCAATTAGAAGCTTCGCGACGTTGGTCGAGCGCAGGCTATCAGCAGCCTCGGTCGGCGCCTTCGGGCTGCTGCTGCCGCCTTTGGCGCCGGTGATGTCGATCTTTTCAGCTGCGCCCATGCTTTTCTCCAGGCATAAAAAACCGCCAATTGGCGGCCGGGTGTTCCAGTCAGAATTCAGGTTTTGTCTTCGGCGTAGATCGATGCGCTGATGATCGCGCCGCCCCAGCGCCTACGACCAATGCAGATAGGTACCGGGTTGCCACTGGCTGTTGTGTTCTTGGCTGAGCCAAAAGCGTAGGACGGAAGATTTTCAGGCGCGGCGCTTTGGCGAAGTCCTGACGCCTGTGGACTTAATAACTGGATGACTCCGCCGGCTAAAAGCGCAACGCCGGGGCCGGCTAATGCTGGAAACCAGATGCTAGCCACCAGCAAAACAGCACCGAGAACACTTTGCAGAATGCCCCCGCGCTTGCTGCCCGCCAAAACCGGTGCAATTTTCAATTCACGGGTGCCGCCGATATCTAGGCTTTCTACTCCTACATTCTCTCCATTTCGGAACACGGCGAATCGCATACCTAGGCGCGCGAGCCTTTTGATTTCTTCCTCAAAGCCATCCAGGGTGTAGTTCAAGGATTTAAACGCCTCCCATCCCTTTCCTGTGTCCAGCTGCCGCCTGTGGGTACGCCCGAATTTCGTTCGAAGTGGTCCAGTAAGTATGATTGTGGTGACAGGATCATGGTGTGCAGCTGTTGCGGCCATTTTTTCTCCAGGCATAAAAAAACCGCCCGGAGGCGGCATTGAGAGAGGCAGGTTACAGACAAGATCTCACTGCTGACTCCACCGCGCTGCGTCCAGGCATCATCGACCAAGCCATGCGCTGCCGTAGTACAACCGAGCTACCCTTCGCGGTTTTAACGACGTCTAGCATCTCATCGGCCATATTGTTGCTGGCTACGAGGAGGCGATAGCCGTTTTCGGTCTCGGTCATTGATGCGTCAGTACGAGCGTTCTGCCATTTGGGGAACACGCAGAGCGCGTAACGTTTGGGGTCCTTGGTGGTAATCGCAGCGATGCTTGGGTCGTTTCGCTCAAGGTCACCAGTCCCAACACAACCGGAAAGAAGGGCAATTGCTAGTGCCCCTATCAAAATTCGCATGATGATCCCTCATTTAGAAAAGGCCGAGGGTAGCATCGGGCTGGCTGCCCATCCAGTGTGTACAAAAGGCCAGTAACGGGATGGCTTTCGGAAGGAGTAGTGTCAGGTCGCCATCCAATAATCGAGGGAATGATCATGGCTAAAATTACGCGGGACACTGCTCAGTACATATCGCAAGAAAATGTCCCGCCTTCCCTCCTGGGTGGGGTGCCGTGGAATCTGCTGTACGACATCGGAGATAAGGTCCCTGCATCGGGAATATACAGATGCCATGGCTGCGGTCATGAGATCACGTCGAATGCCGGTGATGGATTCCCACCACAAAACCGTCACCAACATGCGGACCCGAGAGTGGCTGTCCAATGGCGGTTGATCGTTCGAACAGAAACGAAATAAACAACGAACCACCTCGGTCCGTTGCCTGCGAGCCCATGGACTGGGGATTGCGCCAACTTCGGCGCGAGCACAAGAAGGAGCTATGCATGAGTAATTCGCCAAAATACGATCATCAAGATGCAATGATTGTTGGGCTAGTTCGGACAGTTCAGGCCTTGACTGCGGTCCTGTATCGCACGTCTAAAGAGCGAGATAAGCTCGAAAACCAACTCAACAAATATCTTGCTCCTGAAAGCTCATCTTTTACGCCTGAGCAATTCGCCGCTTATAAAATCCCACTTGAGGCTGCTCTGCAGATTATTGGGGAGATAAAGGCTGTACAAGAGAACCAATAAGCTCAGTCTTCGCAAGTAACAGCTTGATCTGATCAGTTGCACTCTCCGCATCGTCGCGTATTTCAGCGTCGACGGTGCGTACCTCTCCCTTAGAGGTCATTTCAAAAGCCTGAGCCATTATTTCTCCTGCGGCTTTGCCGCTCACTGTTTCGCGTCTTGATGCCTGAGGATCAGGCGTGTTCTGTCATGCCAAGGCCCACCGAAAACGATGATCTCTGACGGCTTGCCGTAAAGGTGGTGCAGCAAGAATGGCCCGGCTCCATGAACAGCCGTGGGTTCACCGGGCAGATTTGGATTAGAGCCAAGGTAAATTCCGGCGTGGTTGGGATGCTTAGTCCGCCCTACTTCCATCACGATCATATCTCCGCGCTGCGGTGAACCGACACGCTCGAACCCCGCCGCCTCATAGGCCTGCTCGTACAGGCTCGGGCCGTCGGCCTGCTCCCACCATCCGTCCTGCCGCTTGAAGGCTTCAAACTCCAGCCCCCATTCTCGTTTGTACCAGTCAGCGCAGACTTGCCAGCAGTCCCAAGCACCGTGTACGAACGGCCGTCCCAGCAGCGGCGTATGCCCGGTCGGGACAATCGTCCGCAAGTCGCCTTCGGGCCAGCTCAGGATATGCCATGGCAGTTCGGTCGCTTCACACATCGCCAAGTCGCGCGGCGAAGGTCTGCTGGTCGCATCGGGGTGCGAGTGAACTATTCCGATCACGTCACCCTGATCTTCGGCGTCGGCAAAATCCTCTGGATCAATCTGGAACTCTTCTTGAGGGTCTTTGGCGGTGTTTACGCACGGGAGGTACTGCTGTTTGCGACCGTTGCGGATCAGCAACCCGCAGCACTCGCGCGGGTACTCTGCGGCAGCGTGCGTCTGAACTGCCTTGAGGATGTGTTTCAGCATGGTCAGCTCCGCGCAATCAATGACACGGCCGGGAAGCCGCCGAAGGGCAATTCGTTGTTCGCACCCCACCGAGGTTCACAGCCAGTGGTGAGCAGTCCATTGCATTCATCTTGCTCGGGGTTGTCTGTCCGGTTGCCATCTATGTCGAAGTATGGACCGGTGTAACCACAGTTCGGGCCGCGATATCCGCCGGTCATGCACCAGTGGCATAGAGTGGTCATTTGCCGGCCGATGCTCTCACCGCCAACATCGCCAGGACTGGCCAACTCCCATGACACTGTCGCTCCGTCTTCAGAGGTCTTCTGGTCCAAATACCAGACCTCAATTGATTCCTGAGCCGGGTCGGCATTCGGATTTCCCGTGGGGAAGTTGGCCGCATCGATGTATTGCGCCAGCGTAGTTCGCATCGTGAGCTTGAAATCAAGCAGGTCCTGGAAGGCGAGACACAGCGCGGTGATCCTGCCGCTGACGTTGCCAACCGAAAGTGTCGGACGCACCGCTGTGCCGTCGCCGGTGGCCTGGATGCCGTCGATCTGCATCGGCCAGGCACTGTACTCATTACCCTGCCACCAGATCGCCTTGGCAGGCAGCTGATCGGCGTCGGCGCCAGCAGCAAGCAACTCGGCGGCCGTGTGCGGTATCGCGTGTCCATGGAAGCGCAGCACGTCGGCGCCGTAGTCGCTGCCATCCAATTCGAACAGCAATACTTCACTGCCAGGCTCAAGCGTCTGGATTTTTTGGATCAGTGACATCGGCAACCTATGGAAGAAAGGACTGAGTGAACGTGGTGGTCAGCGTGTAAAACCCGGCACCGGCCGGCGATACTGCGGGGGCTGAAGCGCGGTAAAAGCCCAGCTCGCCCAGTGGCGGTGTCCAAAAGAACGATTTGACCCCGGCGTGGCGATCGAGGAATTGCTTGATCTCAAGCGCCACCGGCTCCTTGACCACGAATGTTAGCGGCCATGACTCTTCCTTGTTGTTGGGACCGTCGCCCACGACCTGTTCGTAGCCGCTGCCAAATTTGCTAGACCGGGTGCGATACTCGGGGTTGCTTGTGGCTCCAAGCCTCTCGCACCAGGTGAATGTTTCAACGGGCATTTACAACCCTCCAAATGGCGCCACCCGGGCGTAGCTCTTCGGCGATCGCCTGCTGTGCACCACGCTTCGCTGTATCAGCGTAAGCCTGACCTACAGCCTTCGCATCGCGGTCAGAAGCGTTGCTGCCGCCGCCGTCCACTGTGAAGTTCTGCTGAATGACAACTGAGCCGTTCGACGCGGGAGCCGAAGTTCCGGCACCGGCAGAAGACAACCCAACGTAGCCGCCCTCCGCATAGCCGGGCTTGCCCGATTTGTTCAACTGCTCCAGGTATTGGCGCATGCCTGGCTGCTGAACCACTTCCTTGCGGATGACGACCTCACCGCCGTGCACAACGCCCATCGGTTCGTATTTGCCGCCGTCACCGGTGTAGCCGCCATCCCAGTGCTGGGAAGAAAGCCAGCTCTGATAAGCAGATCCCGTGTATCCCGCCTGGGTCGAACCTGCTGAGCCGCCACTGCCGAATAATGCTCCTGCCGCAGTCGAGGCAATGCCAAAAAGCGCTTTCAGACCGGATGACGCCGCCTGCCGTGCCTCGATCCGCACCAGATCCGCGATGATCGACTTGGCGAAGTCGCCGAACGACGCCTTGCCCGTCAACGCGAAGTTGACGATGGCGTCTTCCATTCCGCCGAACGCGTTCGAGAACAGGTTCTTCGTCTGGCCTGCGACATCTTTCGCGCTTTGCAGATAATCCTGATACGCCGCCGATGCGCCATTGGTCCAATCGGCCTGCGCCGCATCGACGTCTTGGTAATACTTCTGCTGCATCGCAAGACGCTGATTGAGCGCTCCTTGGAGCGCAGCCGTCTCCTTGTTGTAAAGGTCGGTGCTGAACTGGTCCTTGCTGCTCTTGTTGTAATCCGATGTCAGGCGATCAAGCTGCGACTGATACGACTGCTGGATGCCGCGCTGCTCTTGCAGGCGCTGCCGCTGGACGTCGCCCAAGCCAACACCAGCAAGGTTGTTGTCGAGGCCCTGCTGCGCGCTGGCCAGCTGGCTTTTCAGGTTCTCGTCGAACGCCGCGAATTTACGCTGGGTTTCCAGTCCCTTTTCACGCAGCGTGTTTTCGTTCTCGAGCGCAGCGTTGCGCTTGAGCTGAGCCGTGATCAGGTCTTGGCTGGCCAGCAGCGATTTCTGATCGGCCGTCAGCGTCTTCTTGGCCTTGATGTCGGCGAGCTGTTGTTCCCACTCGACCAGCTTTTTCGCACTGGCGCCCAAAGCCTGACTGGCGGCGTTCTGATCGCCGATCAACGCACCCTGCTGCTGAAGCACGGCATACTGCTGCCGAGCGTCATCCAGCGCCTTTGTTCCGGCGTCCTCTCGGTAAGCCTTGGGTGCCGTTTCTTTGTACTTGTCGCGGATGCCGTCAAAACGTTTCTGCGCATCAGCGTCACTTACCCCGGCGGTACCGTTTATCTTCGCCGCTCGGTTGATGTTCTCGATTTCGATACGAGCCTTTTTCAGCTCGGCCGCCATCTTGTCCGCCTTGCTCGCGGTGTCTTCCAGCCCCTTATTGAAGCTTTCCTGCGATTTGATCGCTTTGTCTTGGATGTCCTGATAAAGCGCCTTGGCAGCAGCGCGGTTCAACGTCTCCTGATGGGTGAGGCCAAGATCGGTGATATCCGACTGCACCTGCGAAGCACCACGCCCGCCACCGCCACGCGGCCCGTTACCCAGCCGAGCGGCGTTGTTCAGTTGCTCCTGCAGGAGCGACATCTTTTCTTCGAAGGTTTTCTCGCGCCCGATATCAAGGATGGCGTCCCATGCGCCCTTCGCAGCCGACTTGACGGTGTTCCAGGCGCTTTCGATGGTCCCGAGATTGCTCTTGATCTTGTCTGCGCGACTGCTCAGCGCCTGAGCGTAGGCTTCCTCTGCGACCGCCACCGCACCCTGCTGATCACCTTGTTTCTGCAGCGCCGCTATCTGCTCATAGGTTGCCGCGCTCAGGTAATGCAGCTGGTCGTTGAGATCTTTCGAAGCCTTCACGGGATCGCCGGCCAACTTCTCGAAGTCAGCGACGGTTTCCGATGCCGCCTTGCCTGTGGCCTCCTGCATCTTCAACGCGGCCACGGCAATAGAATCGAAGCTGCTGGCCGGTATCTTCCCGGAGCTTGCAAGTTGAACCAGTACTTCAGACGCCGCTCCGACTGTACCCGTCGTGCGGCTGACGGCCTTGGCCAAGGTCGCAAGACCGTCAGCTGTTTCGCCGGATGCACCACCGGTGAGGATCAACGCTTGCCGATAAGCACTGGCCTCGTCGCTGCCCTGCTTGTACGCCAGCGCCAGCACGGCAGCCGCGGCGGCAGCGACAGTGAAAGGGTTGACCAGGCCGAGCACGTAGCCGCCCAAGGCTTTTGCGGCAGGGCCAAGCCCGCCGAACATATCCTTCAACTGGCCGCCTTGTTGCAAAAACACGGTCAGCGGGTTCTGTCCGCCCTGCAGCGAAACTGCGATATCGGTGAACTGCGCAGGCACACCGCGCAGCGCCGCATTGTAGGCCTTAGCCGACATCGCGCCCTTAGTCATGACCGCGTCGGTCTTGCCAATGGCGTCGCGCTGTTCGTTGAGCTTTTTCAGGTACTCATCGAAATCAGTCTTGTCCAGGCGACCAGCTGCGCGGTGCTTGCGCAGTTGCTCTTCCATTTTGTCGAGGCGGCTATAGGCGCCAACGACCGGGTCAATCTGACCGACAAGGCTGTCGAGCTGCTTGGCCTGCTTTTCGGCTTCGCGTGTCGCTGCCCTCAGAGAGCGCTGGGCGCGGTCCATGCCTTTTTCAAAGCCGCCGGTGTTGGCCACCAGGTCGACCGTCAGTTGGCCGAGCGAATCAACAGCCATAAATCACCCCTTCACGCTCTGCAACAGCGCCAACAGATCCTGCGGCGTGGCTTTCTTCTGCTCGGTGCCAAAACCGCGGTCAGGCATAAAGTCCGAGAACTTGGCCTTGCCGCCCATGGCGTTGTTGAAGACAGTGGCCAGCATGGCGAACCCCTCATCGAGACGGGTCCCCAGATTGAGCGGCCCGGTTTGTCGCCGGTACCGCATCCAGTTCACCGACTCGACGTAGGTCATTCTTTGCTTGGCTTCCGCGACCGTGGCCCCGAGGACGATTGCGAGCTCGTGCCAGAGCTCTTCCTCGGGTTCGATTTTTTTTCGAATGCGCCCTCCGGCACCCTGTTGACCTCGCTGATGGCGGCGAGCAGCACGATCGCCAACTCGGCACACAGCGCGCCATGACCGGCTTCAGGCCCGCCGACGACGTCATCAATGGTGAATACAGGCACGCCATCTTTGTCGGTGATGCACGACGCAATGCGTTGTGCGGCCAGATCGACGCCACGCTCCTGTGCGTCCCAACGCTGGGTCAGCGAAACGAACGATTCCTGAAGCACGTAAACCGTCGCCGTTTGAGCGCTCCCGTTCGCGTGCCAGGTGATTTCCTTTTTGACCGGAGGCGCGATGAACGCGCCCGCAGCCTTGAGTGATGCAATGCTGAGATCCATGGACCGTCCTTATTCGGCAGTTTCTTTCGCGATCAGCTCGATCTCGCCGGAGACCTGAATGCCGACATTGGACTTCACGACGTCACCGAGACCGAAGGTGAACGGGAACGCGTTCATGTAGCCTTCGAAGGTGAGCCAGGTGCGGGTGTTCGGTAGCTCGAAATCAGCACCTTCGTTCACCAGTGCGCGAGCGGAAGCGCCGGTGCCGTCGCCGCCGGTGAGCTGGATCGTCGGCGCGCTGGTGTAGCCGGAGCCCGGATTGGTGATGGTGAAACCGGTGACTTTGCCGTCGGCAATCTGCGCAGTGGCAGTAGCACCATTGCCACCGCCGCCGGTGATGGACACGGCCGGCGCCGTTGTGTAGTCCGCGCCTGCGGCATTCAGCACGATCGCCGCCAGCGCGCCCGCGGCGCCAACCAGCGGTGCAATGCCTTCTTCGGTGTCGAAGTTGTAACCGTCGGACCAGCCCACGACCCACTTGAGCTTGGTGCCTGCCTTCTTCAACTGGTGCAGGCGCAGATGCGCAGGGTTCTTCGGGTCGATGTTCAGGCCGAACGATGCGGAACCAGGTTCAGCAAGGCCCGCTTCGTACTCGCGCGCCCGGGATTTGGTGCACGTCACATCGACCTGGGCGATCGCGGTGTCGATACCGTCCAGCGAGGTGAAGCAGCCCACATCGATGATGGAGTTGTTGGCCGGGTCCAGCGCGAACAGCTCGGTGCCTTGGGTGTTGATGGTCAATTTGGTACTCCCCGATTTCCTGTGAAATCACTTATGAGCGGGCATAAAAAAACCCGCCGGAGCGGGTCGTTCTTTCAGGTTTTCCGGCTATGCGCTGACCAGCCAGGACACATCGAAACCTTTTCGGTAGTTCTTCGTCTCGGCATCGCGCGTGTCGACGCCGAAACCTGTGACATAGGCGTGGCGACCGATTGCTTTGCGCATCGCCGTCACTACGGCGTCTGCCGAGGTCGCGGTATCCGCGTAAACATCTATCTGCAGGCCGTATCGGTCGGTGTCGGGCTGACCGTTCACGTAATTGATCGGCGATCCGCTGACCACTTGCCAGACTGCGTAAGGCTTGCCCACGTTTTGCGGGGCATCACCGTGCGGATACAGGCGAATCGGACTATCTCCGAGCAGTGCGGTCACCGGCGGTGATGATTTGCAGACCGCCACGATAGGAGCCAGCATCAGTTCACCCCGAGCTTGATCAGTTGGTACTTGGCGGAGCTCAAGAATTCCCTGAACACGGCTTCGCGATTGTTGGCCAGCGCCGGCCGCAGGAAAGGTTTGGCGCGATTCTTCTCGGTGCCGAGCTCAACCCACCACCAATAAAATGTGTTGCCGCCGCCCTGCCCCCGGCTGCGCTTGCGCACACCGACAGACATCACCACCGCGCCGACTTCCACACCAATGGCCTTGCGCTCAACGATTGCGAGGTTTTTCGGGATGAAGTTGGAGGTTTCCGGATCGTCGATCCGCGCGGCGCGGTCCTTGGCGTCGGCGAGAACAAGATCCATGGCATCCTTGGCCGCCGGCGTCACGACCTTACGGCGCATTTCTTCAGCCAGGCCGCGGAACTTGGCGGAAAGGTCATCGGCGCCGGTCAGCTTGTATTCAACCCAGTCAGCCATCGTTCACGCCCTCGCTTGCCGGAAAGGTCAGGTACTCCTTGCCGGAGACGGGATCACGCAGCACGCCATGCAGGTTGTAGACCTTGCCGTCATGGCGAGCCCGCATCGTGGCGTCGAAGCCGTCCCGGTAGCGCGTCACGATCCTGCAGGTCACTTCCGACTGAGTCGACTGCGCGGCGATGAACTCCCGCACGCTCAGGTCCTTGATTGCCGCCCAGACCGTCGCGAACTCGACCCACTCAACCAGCGGCTCGTTGGAGTCGGGATCGTAAGTCGTGACCTTCTGCTCGAAGGTGACACGGTGCCGCAGATCTCCGGCTTTCATTAAACCCCCAGGTTGATGCGGAACGGCGCGAGCAACGAGCGCGACCCCATCGGCAGCTCGGTGCCTGTAGTCCCCAAGACCACATCCTCACGATTCGCATAGAGGTGACCAAGGATCAGCAGGCATGCCGCAGTGATCGACTTGTTAATGACCATGGGATCTTCGCCGGCCGAGCCGTCAAGCACGGCAGCGGCGAGGCTTTCAACATCGGGATAAAACGACCGATCAAGATAGATGGCAGCAGATTCTTCTGCCGCCTCCAGCTTCATCAGGACGTCATCACGGTCCGCTTCCTCTGCGCGGCAGTGCCTCATGGCCACCTCGATATCGATCACCGACATGTCATTCAGCCTTTGATTTCGAAGCGGACTTCTTGCCCTTGCCGCCCTCGACCTGGACGCTTACAGAATCACTGGTCAGGACGCCTACACCTGCTGCGTCCTCTTCACTCAGCGTCACCGCAGGGTCACCCTCCGACGAATCCGGCTCGGCATAACCTTTCTGAATCAGTTCGCGGCCATGCTGCTCAATGGTCTCGAACGGAGTGCCCTCGACCAGAGTTTGGCCGCCCAGATAAAGCGGCTTGAGAGTCTTCAGTTTCATGATTGGCTCCAGTAGGCCGCCGCACGGGCGGCCCGATCAGATTACGGAGTGGTCGGAGCGGTGAATGCACCGTAGATGAACGCTTCCGGACGCTTGACCGCGAGGGCGGCACGCTCTTCGCAACGAACCGAGATCAGGTTCTTCTCGAAGTCGTCGGCGTTCTCGGTGGAGATCACCACGTTGGCGTCTTCACGATCGAACAGCTGTGCGCCGGTCTGGAAAGCGCCGGTCAGGAACTTGCCCTCGAAGCCGACTGCTTCGGTGGCGACCACTGGCAGGCCCCAGAGCACTGGACCGGCCAGGCCGAGCGGGTTGGCTAGGATGTAGCGGCCGAGGGTGTCTTTGGTCAGCTCGATCTTCGCCCAGTCGATGAAGTGCAGGACATGACCGCTCGCTGGCAGACGCGCCAGTTGCGCTTGCAGCATTGCCAGACGCAGATCGTCGATGCCGGACTGATTCTCGACTTCGAACGCCGGATCGAATGCGGAAGCTTGGGGCACGATGCCGTGCAGATGCACACCGGTGCCGTCGCCGAACAGGATCTCCTGCTCTTCGGCATATTTCAGGCCGTAGCGCATCTCGGTGTCGATGGTCGATTGCAGCTGCGCGAAGTCGTCCAGGATCTGTTTCGACGCTTTGAACATGTGAGCGATGGTGGACACCGCTGTCAGCTTCGACGCGAAGCTGATGTTCGAGTAGGGCTTGGCAGTGCCCTCGGCCACGACTTTCGCAGCGTTGACGAAACCGGTTTGCTGGACCCAGAAGATCGCCGGTGAGGTCGTGCGGCCCGGCGCAATCAAGTCACGAATGAAGAGGCGCTGCTTGGGCGCAACGTCGATGCCGGGCAGACGCTGCGGCTCGACCACGCCCTGAGCCACGTCAGTGGACAGCAATGCAGCGCTGACCGGAATGTTGACGCGCTTGCCGCCCTCGATGCTGGCTGCAAACTGTTTCAGCGCTTCGCTTTTGATGACAACGCCACCCAGGCTGTCACGGATCTGCGGAGCACTTGCCGATGGCAAGCGGGCGAATTCCTGCTCGACTTCGCCCAGCTTGGCTTTCAGCTGTTTTTCGGCTTCGGTCAGCGAGTTGAATTTCAGCGCCAGTTCATCGACGGCGGCTTTGGTTTCGGTGGACAGGGCGCCAGCCTTTTTGGCTTCGTCCAGTGCGTTCTCGGCTTTCTTGCTGAAATCGCTGGAGGCTTTCGCGAGTTCTGCAGAAACATCCTTCAGCAACTCGGCGGTGGTCTTGTCAGTCATTTCAATTTCCTTTAACGGTTCGCAGCTGCCGAGAAGCGCGCCAGAGCGGCCTGCAGATCGGCAATGGGTTGGGCCAATTCGGCCGGGGTGTCGGCAGCGTTTTGCGTACCGTCGAGGGCAGCGCCGGGCGTGCCCTTGAGTTCTTGAATGAGGTTGCGGCGCTCAGACCGCGGCATGCCCTGCTTGGCCAGGATCGTGTCCAGCCTGCGGGCAGCCACTTGTTGAGGAGCTAGGGCGTTCGCGTCTTCCTGTATCGCATCGGACGGAAGCAAGCCGTCAGCGAACCCTGCATCGACGGCGGCGCTGCCGCCCATCCACGTCTCAACGTCCATCAGGCCGCGCATCGACTGTGCCTCGTCGCCGGTTCGGATGGAGTAGATATCGGCCAGGGTGCCGTCGATTTGGTCGAGGAATTGCGCAACTTCCATGAAATCGTTGCGATCTCCGCCAGCGATGGTCCAGGCGTTGTGGATCATCATGAAACCGGCCCGGGCAATCTGAATCTCGTCTGCAGCCATAGCGATGAACGACGCGGCAGACGCCGCAAGCCCCAGCACCTGCACAGTTACCTTGCCTTTGTGCTCGCGGAGCAGGTTGTAAATGGCCAGGCCTTCGAAGACGTCGCCGCCGGGGCTGTTGATCTTCACCGTCACATCTTTGTCGCCGATGTTGCGCAGCGCAGCGCTGACCCGCTTGGCCGTCACGCCCTCACCTGTCCACCAGTCCATGCCGATCGGGTCGTACATGGTGATGGTCGCCGCATCGTCGCCCGCTGCCGCTTTGATTGCCGGGTTCCAGCGTTCCATGGCCTTGGGCAGCAGGTCAGACTCGACGCGCGCATGCGGGCGTACCGCCGGCGCCGCCGGAAGGTTCTTTATCGTCATGATTACTCCGCTGGCTCTGTGACTTTGAGCCGAGTTACCGAAAGAAGGGCGTGAGCCATGGCCGGCGCGTCAGGATCGCCGCCGTCCAGCGCCATGCAGATGTCCTGCAGCAGCTGCCGTGTTGCCTGGGTGTCGCCGTCCTTGTGCGCCGTGAGCGCCTTGGACATGAACCGGTTGAACCTGGCGGAGACGTCGTCGGTTTGTCCCAAGCTCTCCAGAGAAACCATGGCCGACTGGACCGTATAGGTGTCGCCTCCCGGAATCGGCGGCAGATTTTCCAGCCGGCGCACCTCATTGCGGCTCATCCAGCCATTCATCAGCGCCGTGTTGTACCAGGCACCGCGGCCTGCGCTGTCAGCGCGAAGCAAGCCTTCAACCGAGAACTCCGCGAAGAATTCATCAGCATCCGCCTCGCCGATCAGACAGCGGGTGATTTCCTGCTCGATGTTCACCAGCAACGGCCGAAGGCTGTTGGTGAGGAAGTGCAAGTTCTGTGCTTCCACGCTGGCGGCCCAGCTCGACTGCTTGTCCATGTGCCCGACCATGAATGGCGGCACACGAAACCAGCGGCAGATTTCCTCAACGTTGAACGCCCGGGTTTCCAGCATCTGCGCTGCTTCCGGGTTCATGGTGATGCCCTGATATTTCAGGCCCGCCTCGAGCACCATGGTTTTGCCGGCGTTTTTGGAGCTGCTGAACGCTGCCAGCGCCTTTTTCAACTGCTCGCGCTGCTTCGGTGTGAGTGTGCCAGCGCCTTGTGCCGCACCACCTTCCACTGTGAGGAAGCCAGACGCTTGAAGACCGTTGGCAAAAACCTTGGCGGCGGCCTCCTCCGCCGAAAGGGCGGCACCAATCACGTCACGGCCCGTCGTCACCGGCAGCATTCCGCAGACGCCATCCAGGCCGAAGCCACGGATGTGCATCAGATTCTTCTCAGGAATATCGCGCTCAACGCCGTTCTCGGTGTAGGTGTACTTCAGCCGCCCATTGGTTTGACGCTTGACCGTCATGCACTGAGGCAAGAGCGGGTCGAGCGCAACGATTCGACTGCCGACGAACTTCTTCTCCACGAAGGCGTTGCCACGCATGCAAATGCTGGCAACCACCATCAGCATGAATCGCTGCGGGGTCATCTCCGCGTTGGGTGACCTGCACAACACCCGGAACAATGGGTGGTCCTTTGCCGACTCTCGTGACCCGTCGGGCAGGCGGCGGTAAAGCTTGAGCGGCAGCGTCGAAACCGACTCGGAAAGCAAGCGCACGCATGCCCAGACCGTCGAGAGCCGGATCGATCCGTCGACGGTGACGTTCTTTCCACTAGTAGAACTGCCAAACCACTCCTGCCAGAACGCTTCGCTCGTCAAGCCGACAGGAACGCCCAGCCAGCTCTGCAGCGCGGAGCGAATCCGCCCCGATTTTTTATCGCTCGCCATCAGAGCCCTGCCATTATCGGATCATCGAAGAAATCGTCGACGTTGCCGCGCGCCACTGGGTTGCGCGACATCAGCTCGACTGCGTTGAACAGCGCCATCAGGGGGTCAATCTTTGCGGTGCCAGAAGCCTGCTTGGTAATCAGAATCGCGTTCCCCGCTGGTACTACCTTCGCGTTGCCACAACACCAGGCCATCAGCGGCTGACCACCGTGGACTAGGCCTCCTTCGGCCAGCTTGCGCTCTGTAGTTTTTATCGCGCCACACAGCCGCCAGCCTTGCGAGATGCCAATGACCAGCTCTTTCGGGATGCCCAGGGAGATCAACGCATCGAGTATCGCGCCCACGCCTGCCGGGTCCACGCCTATCATGTCCAACAGACCGGATTCGTAAATTTCAAGCACCAGCTCGGCCACTTCGTCTACGTCCTGACCGATGCGGTCGACGAGGATAAGGTCGCCGTCTTTCGCGAAATCATGGAACCGCGGCGCCTCGCTTTTTCGCCGATCGAGCACCGATGGGTGGGCCCATGCTCGCGTCCAGGCAATCCACTCGCGTGTTATGGCATCACGACCAACAGCCGCGAGACCCAACAAGTCGTCAAGTCCGCCGCCGTCAATGCCGACATCGATTACCTCGGCGCGCTTGATCAGTTGCCTTAGGGTGACCTTCTTGGCTTTGCCCTGCCGCTCCCAAAAATCGGTACCAGGCCAGCGATTGGCGCGTAGGTTCATGCCGATCTGAATGTTCAGGTGCTTGGCGAGGAATTTTTGCCGACTGCCAGGCTCCTTCTGGCTCTCCTTGATCATCTGATCTTCAAGCCATTCGGCGCTGACAGACCGCCCCATGTTGGGGTTTGTCACGTAGTAGTTGTGAGGCTGCAGGTACTCCTCAGAATCAATCATCGACTGGGGAAACTCGTACAGAACGCCCAGCGACTTTTTGTCCTTGACCTTGCCGTCGCGCACGTCGCGGTAGTAATCCAGTTTTTCCTTGAATACTCCCGCCGGCGGCTCGTCGCTCTGGGTAGAGAGGAAAATCACGAATCCTTCGTCGCGGGAGATAAGCCCGCCAGTGGCTTCCATCAGCATTGCGTCGGCATTGGGCCGCTTGCCGAACACCCAGAGCTCGTCGATCAAGATCTTGCCGGACTTCTTACCTGACACCGTATCGGAGTCAGCGGCGACCACCTTCAATGAAGCTTTCGTGTTCAGATGCGTAATGGTGCGCAGGTGATCCTGCACATTCATCATTTCATCGAGGACCGGATCAGCGCGCACCATTGCGGCGGCGGGCTTGAAACTATTCTGTGCGACCTCGATCGTCGGGGCCAGGATCAGGAGCTCTTCGTTCTCGCGCCAGTTGCGCACCAGGGCGGTTACCATGATTCCGGCAGCGATGGTGGATTTCGAATTCTTCTTGCTGATGAGCAGGAAGAACTCGCGGATCTTCTGCTGACCAGTCTCGGCGTCGTAGGCGCCGAACACTGCGGACACAAAATCGAATACCCACTGCTCGCAGCACTCGCCGAATGTGGGCTGACCAGGGACGTCCACCACTTTCAACGACTTGAATAGGTCGAGGGCCTCCTCAGCTTCGCTCCGGAACAGCGGTGGAAATGGAATCAACGACTGCCGCGAGAGAATGCGGCGCTCCCAGTCAGGGCACGCTGTTGACCACTCCATTATCTGACCACCTTGAGAGGCGGTTTGCCGGTGCCATATCGCCCGGTCGCCGCAGTTTTCGCCGCATCGACCTTGGCCTCTTTCTTCCCGGTTTCGCCTTTGCGCTGGTGAACGAACGGCATGAGTGCCTTGGCGGCATCGATCCGCAGTTTGGGATCGGTCTCCGGGTCGTTCATGGCCGCCAGCAAGTAAGCCTTCGGATCGGAATAATGCAGCGCCTTGCTCAGATCGAACGACCCGCTGACATAGTCCTCATCCGGCTCAGCCGCGGTCTCATGGTCTTGCTCAGGCGTTGGTTCAGCCTTTGGCGCTTTAACAGAACCTTTAACAACTGGCTTAACAGGATGCAGGGCGTTGAGCTTGTGCAATTCGGCCACTACATCCGGGTCCTTCGCCATGCGAGAGCCCGCTGCAGACGCCGACTTTTCTGAATATCCGGCTGCAATGGCTGCGTCTTTATTGGACGCACCTCTCCTCAGCGCGTCAATAAATAGGCGCTTTTTGGATGTTAAAGCCATTAACAAAACCGTATGGGAGGAAAAAAACTCTGAATGGGATCGGGCGCGGTCTGGAGTACAAAAGGCCCAGACTTTCAGGACACCCCTACCCATAGACTTTGTCTAATGCACCAAAGAAGTGCATTCAAATGAGAATCCATCTCGTTTCCGACGAATGGTCAAGACCCGCGCCTTTCCGCATTCTCCTCTCGCTGCTTGACGGAGGAGTGGCACGAAGCGCAAAGAGACATCCAGTTCGCCTTGTCCCAGAAGACCTTCATATCGCCTCGGTGGGCCACGACATGGTCAACCACAGTGGCTGCAGACACTCGCCCTTCACGGTCGCAGTAAGCGCACAGGGGATGCGCGCGCAACCATCCTTCCCGCGCCTTCTGCCACTTGTAACCGTAACCACGCTGGTGGGCGGTGGTCTTCGTTGCTCGCCAAGAGTCGGAAGCGATCACCGTCAGGCGATCACAGTGGGTCTGCAGTCTGCTTCCCAGCGTCTTGAGCCTTGGCATCCGGTTCGACCTTGCGTGAGGGGTTGATTAATAAACCTGCTCGGTCAGCTGCAATGGCGAACCACTTCGCTGCCCTGGCTCGGCGTGCTGCACATCCTGAACAGGACATGATCATTCCTCAGCTTATATGCGCCCGCAGGGCTGGAAGGCACATCATTCCGGGGCTCACAACGGCTGGCCCTTACAGCCGCCATTGACGTACGCTGTTCGCCTTCGCTGACAGACAGAAAGGAGTCAACTTGATTACTGATCTCGAATTAACTCCGCTACCACTCCGGTCCGGTTCAGTGATGCTGGTCGAAGATGACCCTGCACAGTTGGACGTTATGGTTGAGTTGGTAACGGATCTCGGATTCAGGCCGCTGGTTTTTGCTAATGCAGATGACGCGTGGAGGTTCATGCAGGAAGGCCGCGATGTGATTAGGCTGCTATGGACGGACTTCCGTACGCCGGGTGAGATAACCGGCGGGGACTTGGCCGCCAAAGCGATGTCAATGATTCCCGGCCTTCCTATCATTGTTACCTCGGGAGTATTCGGCACGGCATATAAACTGAGATCAGGAATCACATACGTTTCCAAACCCTGGTCGGTCGAAGTCCTGGCAAAATTGATCCTGCGCCTTACAGCTTCTTGAGGCGCGCCACGAAACGGACGCGTCAAAAAACGTGGCGGCTACTCTGCGTCATCACCTTCAACGCGCAGAGAATCCCCATCGACGGTGAACACGACGGTAAGTCGGACCACATCGCCAGCGTTGCTTGCCATGTTGGTGCTTACCTGACATGGCAGAATCTCCCCTGAGTCGGTGTGTAGCGCGAACGGAGAATGCTGGTGCATCTTCCCTGGCACATACTTCCGTGACCCATCGCTCAGGCCGGTCACTTCAACCTGTTCTGCTACTCGCTTGAGTATCAGTTTCATTGTTTTCTCACTTCGATTTGCTCCGCTGGATCTGGGCGTCGACCTGATCGGCGCAGGTATCGAGTAGGTTCACTGCCCGATCCTTCAATGCCCAGAGATCACCATTCAAAACGACGTCTTCGTCGCTCTCGCTGATTCGCTCGCACGGAACCAGCTCAGGGGGTTCGAGCCTTACCGTTGTTGTCTTTACCGGTGCTGGGTGGCTTGCCGCGCAGGCCGTCAGGCAAAGGCTGATCAGCCCACTTGCGAACAGCCGGGCTCTCGCGCTTGAGTTTTTCAAAGTCCTTCCTCGCCTGCAGGGCTTTCTGTTCACTGGCCCTCAGCCGCTTGGCAAGGTCCGCTTGATAGTCTGCGTTCCGTTTGGCTTCGGCGCGTAGGGTGGTGATCGTGGCTTGGCTCTCGGCGTTGGCCGCGACGGCGTCGGCTTTAGCTTTGGTCTCGATCGCCACCTCGCCGCGCAGTGCGATGACGCGGTATTGCTGGATGCCCACCAGGAGTACGCCCACCAGCGCGATGATGAATGCAGCTGCAATCGCTTTCATGCTGAGTCCGCCTTGCGTCCGAGGAACCTGATGATCAGTTCCCGGATCGCCGTCACCCCGATAAATCCAATTGCCCCACCGGCACCAACGGAGAGGCTGGACGGCCACGCCATCCATTCAATGACGCTGCTGGCCGACAGGCTCAGACCACCACACATAAGAGCCTCAAGCAGAACGCGCCACTTGTTAGCCTCCTTGCCCTCATAGAGCACTCGAAGCATCGAGATGGTTGCGGCCATGATTGCCCCCTGCCAGAGCGGCGTGGAGAGGATCAGCCAGACGTGCGCCCAGAAGTCAGGTGTTTTTTCTGGCATGTTCGTCGACATCCGACAGACCACCCTTTCGGGATCGGAAAATGAAAAATCCGCACTCGGCGGGGATGGGTTCGGCGTTTCAAATTAACGTCTGCGGAGCAGGCCCTGGGTCCACAAAAGGCGACTCACGAGGAGATCGTTGCTGCTTTGGGCATCGCTCCGGATCTGTTGGCCATCTAATCCATCAGGGCAACGCTCGATAGCCAAGCCTCCTCGGTCGTACGGTGCGTCAATGCATTGCCGTGCGAGGCATAGCGATGCCCAATTCTATGAAACGCAGGTGAATTTTTGCCACGTCAGACAATCAGTCATCGGTAGTGATTAAAAATCAAGGAGCTTCTGACATGGCGCAGGAACATCATTACCGCATTGACTACCTGCTCGACGGCGCTTACAAATCGTTCTACATCCGGGCAGCGAGGATGGACAACGCCGAAGCGTGGCACTGGGCTACGGTTGATGCCGGATTCGGCGAACTACCTAAATATCGAAGTGACCCAGTTATCAAGCTTAGCAAGCCGAAGGCAGAACGCCTCGGCGTCACCAGCGTGGAGTGGTCTCCAGCTTGAGCGTTGAGAGTGACGTGCAGAATGATGGAAATTGGCTCTTAGATTTGCGGCCTATCCTTCCGCCGAACACATATGAAATCCACTACATGCATTGTGGGCTCAAATGCGTGATGCTCCATGACGCTTATTCAATGAGCGAACTGGAGGCTTGGATCATTGCGGTCAGGAACGCAGGCGTTCCGGAAAGCTCACTCCCCAGCCGGCCATTCCTAAGCTTATTGTGGACCGTTGCTGAAAGCCAAGGCGTCTCTAAAGTGCGTTGGAATCTATGCCCGCGTACGATCCAACAACAACGATAAATAAGTGAAGGTCTCTCCCTTCCGTCCGTGCAAGCCGCCCAGAGCATCAGAGGTATCAGGCGCTTCAACTGCCGGTGTTCTTCCCGTCCGCGTGACGACCGGCTATACCGCGTTCAGGCCCTGCCCGTAGGCCCACCCTGACTATGGCGACGCAAAATAATCACATAAAAAGGCTTGACCATTAGGCCCAATGGGCCTAACATACAACACATGGGAAGCGCATACCGCCCGGCCCGACAACCCCAAGGGGAAGCACATGAGCAACGCAATGACCACCGCCGAACTCGAAAAGATTCACTCCGAGATCGCGAAGCTGATGGCAGAGACCAGCAAGCTGAACGCGGAAACCACCAAGCTGCGCGCCGAGTCGGGCAAGCTCAGCCGAGAGATGTTCTGGTACCCAGTGGCCATCGCATCTGGCCTAGTAGGTGCGGTAGCAGCAGCCACCTTGGCACTGACCAGATACTTCTCCTGATCCACAAGCCCCGCGAAAGCGGGGTTTCTCGTAAGGCCGATATGAAAATCATCAAACACTACACGCCGCCCTCCACTTCCGATCTGGAAGCGTTGAAGGGCAAACTGAGCAAGACGGGCAATGAAATGGCCGCTATAGCCGGGCTTTCCGATGGTCGCCAATGGCGCAAATACACCGGTGGGGCCAGTCCTCGCGAACTGAGCGCGCAAATGCTGTTTTTCATTGCGGCCAGGTTGTCATTGCCAGAGGACCAACTCGACGCGATCTACCAGCAAATGCGCGAATTAGGTGCAGAAATTGAATTTGAGCCGGGCAATGACTGACACCAACAAAAAAGCCCGTCGCAATGGCCGGGCTTCTGGTGTTCGTCACACCGTCGGATTTCTACTGTTACGGACCAACAGGTAAATCAATCCAACTGGGGCCACGAAAATCGCGAACGCCCAGCACATCGCAATCGTGAAGTACTTCGCTATGAGGAAAGCTACTGCGTTGAAGTAGAACTGGTTATTGCCGACGATGTAACCCACCACGCTCTCGTAAACGAACCTTGCGTATGGATACAGCACGGTGTTTATCAGGGCAAAGACGATGAGTCCGTAATTCGCCTTATGGTTGCCACTGAGCGACAGACTGATGAGCAATGCCGCGATAACGGCGCCGAATATAAAGTGCCGCAGGTATACCGGCCCGCTCAATCCGCCGAACGATTTTGCAAACAACGAACGCATAAGAATCCCTTCTGGATGATGGTGAGATCGCCATCATATCGACATCAGGGCAAAGTCAAAAGACCGCCGTCAATAAAAAACCCCGACGCTTGGCCGGGGTCTCATTGTTAGGGGTGTCGCGCTGAATGCGTTGAACACCGTGCCATGAAAACAGGTGTTTATCCGTCCGGAAAGAACTTTCTACGCCGCTGCGCAAATATCTCCCAAAGCGCCGTCGATCCATGACACCCCGTTCCGGATCACCTCACGCGCTGATCGCTCCGACATCCGGTGGGCCTCGGCAATCCGCACCATCGTCCACTTCGCTCCGAAGTACCACCAGATGAATTCCCCCATCTGCTGATTACGCTTGATCAGGCGAGCAACCGTAGCATCCACCAGCATCGCAACATCGTCGGTGATCACGTAGCTCAACCCATCAGCGCATGGGTTTGCCTGGGCGATGACCGACGCCAGTTGAGAGACGTACCGAGGCACGCCCATCCCCGACATCCGCCAGCTACCCCACTGCTCCAGCAGATACTCGGTATCGCCCAGCGGCTTGTCTGTGTACGTACGCTTCTTCATGCGGCTTTCCTCGGGTCTGGGTCGCCCAGGCCGAACAGGTCGCGGAGCAACCGGTCAGCGGCGATGTTCTTGGCGTTTCCTTCCAGCAGCCAGCGCTGCCCGTAGTCGTGGAAGCCAATCTGTAAGCGGCTGGAGTGCCAGCTCGCGATCATGGTCAGCAGGGTGGCAAGTGCCGACGGCCCGCCCATCTTGACCTTGGCCAGCTCGTCACCGGCGATCTTGAGAAACTGGCATTCGATGTCGCTCATGGCTTTGCGCGGCGCTGCCGCTGAACCGTTATTCATGGCCGTCTCCTGGCTGGCGGGCGGCGCCTTCTTTGTTTTGGCTCCTCCCTTGGGATGGATATTGATTCGCGCTGAGAGCCGCGCCGTTAGCGGTCTGCGCGGCAGATGCCCCGAGGTTCTGTCCCGCATATGTCCCACCGTGAAAGACGGTAAAACCTTGCTGATCGAGGTGGGCATGCCAAGCCTCCAGCGCTTTGCGTTTCATGCCCTCGGCGGTGGTGTGGATGTAGGTGGCGTCCAGATCCTTCATGGCATGGTTCAGCAACATCTCGCCCACCATGTAATCCACCCCCAGGTCGGCCCATGCCGTTCGCGCCACCTTGCGCAAGTCGTGGCTCGACCATTCGCCCTTGCTCACGCTGACGAACACCGTGCACGCCTTGCTCGAACTCAGCGGCGCGCCGTTGTTGCCGGGGAACAACAAGGGGCCGGTGTAACCCCCACGGTGTTGCAGGTCGCGGTACCGCCGTAGGAGCGCGCAGGCCTGCTCGGTCAGCGGCAGCGTGTGTTCGGCCTTGGTCTTCGTGTCGTCGGCCGGGATAAACCACTGCCGGGTAACCAGGTTGATATTCTTCCAGCGCGCCAGCCGCGTCTCGCTCAGCCGGGTGCCGTGGCAAAGCATCATCAGCGGCAACATCACTTCAACCGGTGCTGCCTCGATCCGCTCGCCCAGTTCCTGTAGGAGCGCAGGCAGGTCATCACCACGCAGGCGCGCCGGTTTGGGCCTGATCCGCGTTCGCACGAAGTCAGTGAACTTGAGGTCGGCCATCGGGTTGACGGCGACATGCTTCAGCCGCGCGGCCTGCCGGAACGCAGCGGCCAGGACCCCATAGACCGAGCGCACGAAGGACAGCGCAAACCGCTCCTGCATCGGCCACATCAGAAGCCGATCCAGCGCCGAACGGTCGAGGCTCGCCAACTCCAGATCATGCAGGCGCGGCACCAGGTGACAGCGCAGCGCCGACAGCGCACTGGCCTTACGCTTGGCGGAAAGGCCACGGTCGCGGCCCATGCGGTCGGTGTACCAGGCCAGCACGTCGCCCACGGTGCGCCAGCTGGTGGTGGTGGACGTCGCGTCCGGATCGGCAGCGCGGCGTGCCAGAATCTCAGGCAAAGTGGCCTGCATCAGCTTGGCGTTGATTCCCGGATAACTGCCCGCCTTGCCCCACTTGCCGCCGATCACGACGTGCCATGAGCCGCGATTGCGATCAACCGTTGAGTACCGGAAGTGCAATTGCGGGTGGCGGGCATCACGCAGCGCCCGGACATGACCGAGTTGGGCGTGCCGACGAATCTCTGCGTCAGTCATCACTACGGTCAGCGTCTTGAGCAGATTATTCATAATCGGGTCTCCCCTTCGAACGACCGGTGAATCTCACCACTCGCCCCATTTCCACCTCTTCGTCGCTGGGCACCTTTCCACCGAACGGAACGAAGCGAACGAACTTGCCCTCCTGCTGAACCAGACACGTCCCTTGCTTCCCATGTCGGCACTTGCCGACGATCAGCTCAGTGACGCCGTTCTGGCCTTCTTCGCTTTCCATATCGCGGTGCACGAGGATCACCACATCGGCGTCTTGCTCGATCTGGCCGCTATCCCGGATGTCACTCGGCCGCGGGCGCTTGTCCGGACGGTTGGTTGGGCCGCGGTTGAGCTGCGCCAGCACGATTACAGGCACTTTGAGCTCCTTGGCCAGGTTCTTGAGAGCAGTGGATATCTTGCCCACCTCAAGCGTGCGGTTCTGTCCGCCGGCGCCGGCAATCAACGTGATGTAGTCCACCACGATGACGTCCAATCCCTCGCGGCGCTGGCATTGGCGGGCGATCGAACGGATACGTGCCACGGTCATCCCCGCCTGATCGCTGACGTAAAGTCGGGCTTTGGAGAGTTGAGCGACCGCGCCAGTGATCTTTGGCCAGTCGTCATCCTCCAACGTGTCACCCTCGTCCAACCGGGTAAGGTCAACGCTACCCAGCGAGGCGATGTTGCGCGTTACCAGCTCTTCCTTGGTCATCTCCAGACTGAACACCAGACCAGCGCCAGCGAGCTGTGTGGTGACGTGCTGGGCCATTTGAACGCCGAGGATGGTCTTACCTGACGCGGGCAGACCTGCCACGACGACCATGTTGCCGGGGCGCAGGCCGCGTATCAGCTTGTCCAGATCCGGGATACCGCTGGACAGTCCTTTCGACGCCGTCTTGTTAAATTTGGCGTCGATGGTGTCCGTCACGGTTATGAGGATGTCGCTGACTTTGTGATAGTCCGGCTCACCGTCCTCCAGATCGCGCAGGTCAGCCATAGCCTGCTGTCCGCGCGCGATGATCTCGGCGACCGGCAGATCATCATTGGCTGACTCGCTGATCGCATAGGCCGTCTCGACGACCTTGCGCAGCACTGCGCGTTCACGGATCACCCGTGCGTACGTCTTCCAGCTCGAGGTGCCTTGTGCATTCGCCTGGATGGTCGCCGCATAGCCCAACATGCTGTCGCCGCTGGGCAAATACGGGTGGTGCTCAGCGACCATCACCACGTCCACCGGATCGCCCGCTTCGTGGCAGTCAAGGATCGCCCGGAAGAGCGCTGCGTTTTCGATTTCGTGAAAATCGGACACGCTGACTTTCGTGCTGATTTCATCCAGCAGGTTTGGATCAATGAAGAGAGCGCCAAGCAGGCCATGCTCAGCGTCGACGTTGAACAGTTCGCGACTCATGCGGCACCTCGCGCGGATTCCCAGCGGAACAGCACTGCGAGGCCGCCCTTGTCGCGAAGCCGATCCACAGCCCGATCGCCCACGCACTGACGCAAATCAGCCATACCGAGGTTGGAGACGATGATGGTCGGCTTACGCTGCTCATATCGTCCATTGATGACCTCGAAAAGCACAGTGCGCTCGAAGTCAGTCCCGTGCTGAACGCCGATCTCATCGATCACCAGCAGATGCGGAGAGACGAGTTCGGCATAGACCTCAGACTCTGACCGGTTGCGATTTCCAAACGTGTCCTTTACCGAGCGGATGATGCCGCCAGCAGTGGTGTAGCGACCGATTAGCCCCTGCGAGCCAAAGTTTCTGATCAGCTGCTGCAGGATGCCGGTGGCCAAGTGAGTCTTGCCGGTGCCGACTTGACCCAGCAGCATCACCGAGCGGCCGACGCCGAAGTTCTCGCTGAACGCATCGACGTAACCGGTCGCCATATGCCAGGCGCGGAGCTTGTCCGGATTGTCGCCAGCCGCCCAGGTGTCGAGGGAGCAACTTTGGAAGCGCAACGGAATACCGGCATCGAGCAGGCGCTCGTTTGTCAGGCGGTCACGATGGGCCGTCACGCCGATGGCACGAATGACTGCATCGCGGGAGTGACGCTTGTCAAAGTTGCAGCGTGGGCATCCATACCAGTGAGGCTCAGTGCCGAATTGCTCAACAAGCGAGTCGTTGAACTGGCCATGGTCCACGCACTCACGCAGCGTGGTCTCGATGGTGTGTCGAATGATCATCAGAGATTCCCCGCGATTCGGTATTGGCCATCGGCGCCGAGCACGAGACCTTCCTCGTAGTCGATCTGGTCGAAGCCTGTGTGGCGGGAAGCCGAAGCTGCGGCAGGTTGAAGCTCATCCTCCCAGCGCCGACCGTGGAGCCAGGTGGTCGGATGAGGGATGTACTGCCCATTGCTTTTCAACCAGTCGATACTAGTGACTTGGCGTGCAAGCGCGGCAGTGATGACTGCGAGCATCTCCGGCGTCACACCGAGCTTCTTCCATGCAGCTTCTGCTTTGGCCTTTTGGACCTTTCGCGGGTACAGCTTCCAGAATACTGAGAACCCTTCTTTTGAATCCGATTTGCCCGTAGGTTTAGGTTCCTTGACTGGTTCAGAAGAGTGACTGGTTCTGGGGGCAGATTCCGCCCCATCCCCTCGGGCAGATTCCGCCCGAGGTAGGGCAGCTCCCGCCCCACCCCGGTCGTCTACCGCCCCACCATCAAGCGACAGATGGAACACATTTGACTGATTCAATTCGCCTTTGCGTCGGAACTCCCGCCGAAGCAGTCCGACCTGCTCAAGCTCCCGGATGTGCACCTTGACCGTCGACCGGCTGATCTCGCACTGATCCGCGATGTGCTGGTAGGACGGCCAGCACTCGCCCTGATCGCTGGCGTTGTCGGCAAGCTTGATGAGGACCAGTTTACGCAGCGGGTGGCCAACCTTTGTTTTCATGGCTTTGACCATCAGATCCATGCTCATTGCTTGGTCTCCCAGGCCGGAAACTGCTCGGTTTCTGGCTGCAGAACCAGCATTTCAAGATGCCGCTGGTTCACCGCCTTACGAAGTGCGTCAGGGTCCATTCCTGTAAGGCGACGCACCAATACGCGCAACGCGATTGCCGCGTGTGCAGCCTCGTGCCGTGCGTCCTGCATGAGCACCTCGACGCCCTCAGCTTCGTCGAACAGGATCTCTGCCACCAAGTCGGTGCCTACCCAGGCCTTGTAGGCCAACTGATCGTTCGTGAACTGCTCCATGTAGGCTTCGTTGATGACCATTGCTTGCTGGTCGACTTCAGGTTTATCGGGGATGCTCACAGGGACGTCTCCGGAGTGGATTTGAGATAGGAAAAGCGACCGTCCCAGGTCTTTTTCATGGGCAACTTCTGGTTCATGTAGAGGTCATGTAGCTTTTTTGCGCCTTCGATCAGCAGCACCAGGTCATAGCGGATAAAGGTCGACTGCCCTTCGCCACGGATCTTCCGCGGCTTCTCGGTCAGCCATTTTTTTTCGCGCGTCCGGCTGTACACCCTGTAATGAGGACGGGCGCCCGATTCGGCTTCGTTGAACACCCACCGCATTTCCATGAGGGTGTGTGAGATGAGCGAGCAGTTCACACCGTTCAAGCGCTTCACGAACTGGAAAGGCGTCTCGCCTGCCATGAAGAAGTCCTCAAGGCTGGCAATCTTCGCGGCCTGCCGCTTGTTTTCCAGCGCCAGCGCGGTTTTCTGCTCGGCCAGATCGGCAGCGAGCCGGAGCGCGCTCGGGAGATCTTCGGGCAACGTCGTATGAGTCTGGCCTTCTAGTTCTTGCCAGCGGTCGACTAGCGCGCCGGTGAACTCCGGACTGAGCTGAGCGACTACGACGAAGCTATCGCGCTTACCCCTTTCTCCTGAAAAAACGTACTGTTCTACCTTCTGGCCAAGGCGGTTTTTAACTTCCACCAATGGTGGGAGTTGAATCGCACCTTTCTCGGACAGTCGCTCAATGGTCCGCTTAACGCTGTCGTGACGAGCGTGGACCAGGTCGGCGATCTCCTGGGACGACATGGCTAACGCGTGGGTGGTGATGAGATTCATTGGCCACCCCCGATATTGATCGCATTGTGCGAAGCGCCCGTGTGGCGGGCCTTCCAGAGGAAGTTGCCGGTTGCGAAGGTGATCGACTCAAGTCGGCTCCCGATCTCGGTTGCGAGTGGGTTTTTCCAGCCGCCGTCGAGCGATGGGACGATCTGCGCCAGCAGGATCGAACGCAGTTCACTGAAGGTTGCTCGCGCTGCGTTGAGACGGGCCATTTGTTCAGCGGTAACCGTGACTTCGGAGAGAACTTCGCCCTCGATGACGAGAACAGCAGGATGTGCGTTCATTGAGCGCCCTCCGATGCTGCGCCACGATTTGACGCGCTGGCCTTTCGTGGCGCGGATTCGTTGCGCGCGATCTGCCCGAACAGATCGATCGCTGAGTCCGTACCTGGTGCTCCAGTGTCTCCAAGGTAGTTCGCGAGTTGCGCCAGCACGACAACGTCACGGCCGGCGTTGTGCTCCACGTCGCGCGAGATCGCCCGTGCAATAGCGGCAAACCACTCAAGTTGATCTCTGGCGGCGAGCATTTGGAACTCTGCCTCGTCGGCCAGCTCCTTAAGCGTTGGGATAGAGCTGTTCATTGCACACCGCCTTGGGCAGTCTGCATCTCAATCCCGTAAGTACCGCCATCCAGCAACGCCTTTGCGCTTTCCATGAGGAAGCCCACCGCGAACAGAACACTGCCGCTTGCGCCTTCAGGCTCATCGATGAATTGTTTGACGATGCCGATAACACCAGCCATTAAAGAGGAAGCCTCCTTCAATGCGTCGCCGCTGCCAGTGGATGGCATCAGCTGAAACATTTCACGGCCCAATGGCCCCCAAAATTTAGATTGATGAACTGTGTATCGCTCCAACGGGTCTTGCGCCGTTGCGATACCGATGGTATTTTCTGGACGTGACATATCGTTCCCCTTGAACGAAGAAGTACACAAAGTCCCCTGCAAGGGACTGGCTTTGATAACCCGCCTGCAAGCGGGTTTTCTGCTTTCTGGGAATCAGAAATGCAGATTCTGAAAGGACGCTTTAAGGCGGTCCGGTGATTCGAAGTGTCGTGCGCTTGTCGATAATCAAAATTCTGCCTTCCGAAAATTACTGTTCGTTGAGCCAGTGTTTTCAAGATACGTGCAGTATCTCAGCAAACGCCAACCAGTCTGGAGCCAGGGGAAAAGATGCTCGATTCCCGGCTTGGGAAGTCGCGAATCTCGAACGCCTTCGCCGTACCGTCCCCCACCTGATCCACAAAAATGGTCCTACCCGCCCTTAAGGCATTTGCGAGAGCGGGCGCCGTACAGCCGAGCATCTTTGCGGCTCCAAGCCTTCCCCGCTTCGCGATGAAGCCCGCTAAAGGGTTACTTCATGCGCGCCGCCGGCCATTACTGAGCACCACTGGATAGAATCACAGCGCCATCTGGCCGAGGTGTGCTATCCAGTGATTTAGGTGATGATTCGTTCAAGGTTTGGAGAGCTGCGAGTTCTGCAATCAGCGGGCATAGGTCTGACGCTAAGACGGCCCCGTTACTCTTCATTTGCGCGAGGATGGCTTTCTCCGGGCTGATTCTTTGCTGACCTGAAAGCCAGTAAGAAACTGTCGGTTGAGACACGCCGAGCACCTTCGCTGTGGCGGTCTGGCTCCCAAAATGAGAGATAAGCGCACTGATTGAATCGCTCAAAATTCAACTCCTGATAAGTCTTTTTATAGACTGCACAGAAGCAGACTTCTTTGCAACCCCATAAGTCCTCTTATAGGATAAGCGGATGAATCTTTCCGAACGAATCAAAGCAGCACGCAAACACGCGGGCCTCACGCAGAAGCAACTCGCGTTCAAGGTTGGCATCGCGCAAACCGCGATCAGCCAACTCGAATCTGGAAAAACGCTGCGGTCAACTTATCTATTCAACATTGCCGAAGCCTGCGATGTGTCTGGTGGTTGGCTCGCTACCGGTTCAGGGAATATGACGGACTTGAGCCCCATTGAGGCGAGACTCCGTCAGGAAGCGGCTTTTGCCGAAAAGGTCCTATCGGAGCAGGGTGAAAATGATGACGCTCCAGATCCTGGCGTCTCCGTCGCACTAGAGCCTATTGAAGTCTGGGATGATCAAACGCCATTGGACGATGACGAGGTCGAGATTCCATTTTTGAGGGAAGTTGAGTTGTCAGCAGGTAGCGGCAGGACTGTTATCGAACAAAGCTCGACGGCCAAACTCCGGTTTGGCAAACGGTCCCTGAGATCCCAAGGTGTGCAATTTGACCAGGCTGTCTGCGTTGTGGTGAGTGGCAACTCCATGGAACCGGTTTTACCGCATGGCAGCACCGTCGGCGTTAACACCGGGCAAACAGCGGTGACTGACGGGAAAATCTATGCCCTGAAGCACGATGGTCAGCTCAGAGTAAAAACCCTGTATAGAGTTCCAGGTGGCGGAATCCGGATGCGCAGCTTCAACCAGTTGGAGCACCCTGACGAGGTCTACACCGCAGCTGAAATGGCCGCTCGTGAGATAGAAATCATTGGGAGAGTCTTCTGGGGAGCATCATTTTTCTGAATTTAGCTTGGAAGTAGAAGCCCGCTCTGGCGGGCTTTTTTGTGCCTGAGTGGTCTTCATAAGCAAAAATATGAGCTAACTTCTTGACTCGAATTATCAACCTGCTTATATTCTGAATCATTCCAACGGATTGAGGACTCATTGAAATGAGCACACTTATCACATTCGGCGAACTCCAGGGCACCACCGGAATTCTTGCCGAACAAGAGCTACGGGCTGCAATGGCGATTAGTACCGGTCTTTCAGGCAAGCAAGCTGCTCGCGAAATGGGCTGCGCTCCAAGCACCGTGAAAAAGACAGTTGAGCGCATTTTCTTCAAGCTCGGCGTTTCGAACCGTGCAGCTCTTGTTGCTGAAGCTTTCAGGCTTGGCCTGATCGTTTTCTCCACAGGTATGACCCCTTCCCCGCAGCAGCACCACGACCAGGACTCTCACGATGGCGTATTCCTCGCGTGATCAGCGGCGTGCGCTTGTGCGCGAGCGCAGTCCGGTGATCAGCGTCGACTGACCCACAACCCAACTGACTTTTTGCGAAAGCCAACAAACGCGGCCGGGATTCGTTCGGCCTGAAAAATGGAGAAATACCATGCTGATCCTTACCCGGCGACCAAGCGAATCAATCCACCTGGGCGACGAGATTGTCGTCACCCTTCTCAGCGTCCAAGGCTTACAGGCTCGGCTCGGCATCCAGGCGCCAACCAGCGTGGCTGTCCATCGCGACGAGGTGTATGCCCGCATTCAGCGCGAGCTCGGCGCCAGCGGCCCTACCCAGATCGACGATCGTGTGAAGGAAGTGGCCGCCGACATGGACCCGCGCAAAGTTTTCACCACCCTGAACCCTGGCGGCTTCCGCAGGGAGGATCTCGAGTTCAGCGGCACCGGCTTCGCCGATGAGTATGCCCAGCGCTCTTACGTGGTGTTCCTCAGCGGCTATCGCGCTGCGTTGGAGGCTGAGAAATGCGCCTCCTAATCCTCGCCCTGCTGCTCTCGCTGGCCAGCCTCGCCCGCGCTGATCAGCCCCAAGTGCCGATAGACATTCAGCACGACAGCAAACGATCGGTGACTTGCTACATCACCGTGCAAGGCGGCATCTCATGTCTGCCTGATTCGCTTCTACAGCAGGCCGCCCCTAAACCCCAGCAGAACCGTGCATCACCGGCCGGCGCGACACTTGAAAATGGCGGCTTGCTGGCCGCCCCGCTCCCACAGGATGAGAGGCTGCAGCTATGACAATCGCTACCGCCGAAGGCAGCCCTCTGAAGCTGCAAACCGAACTTGGCAGCCTGGGCGAGCGCCTTATCCGCTTCGGCCAGGCGCTGCAAAACCCAGAAACCACCGTTGGCCAGCTCACCAGCTTGGCCAACGCCTGCGGCATTGAATTAAAGATGCGGGCCGTCGCCGAGTCAGGGAGGTCGGGATGAAATCGCACACCAGCCGCACCAACATCACCACCTACCGGGCGACAGTGCCGGCAGCCGAGGTAACCGCGGCGCTGTGCGAGATCCTCGCGAAGCAGCACGGGCTCAGCCTGGAGGGCACCAATGCCCGATGCCGCGGTTTTCACTTCAGCAAATCCACCGGTGGCGCCGGCAACGAAACGGGTTGGGAGATCGAGGTGATCGTCGACCATTCGCAGGAGACGGATCGTGCGCAAGAAGTGGACACCTGAGTGCGACGCCAAGCTGCGGGCCATGTACGCCGATTGCGAAATGGCTGAGATATGCAGCGCGCTAGGGCGTTCCGTATCAGCCATACGCGGGCACGCATCGAAGCTGGGGCTGCGCCGGACTAACAGCCCTGACATCCGCGAGAGAGGCCTTCGTCACAGCGAGCGGATGATCGAAAAGCGCAGAAACGGCTACAGGAACACAACAAGGGTGGAAGTAGGGGAAGTGCGCATTCAGGGCGGCCGTCCTATGTGTAAGGTCTCAGACACAGGTGACGCCAACGTCGACTGGATTCCCGCTGCGCGCGCCGCGTGGATATCGCTCAAAGGCCCGATAGCGCCCGGATACAACGTGATCTGCAAAGACGGCAACCGTAGCAACACCGAAGCAGACAATCTCGAGCTCATCACCGTGCAAGAGAAGATCTCCCGTAACAGCATCGCTCGCTATCCGCTGACCTATCAAAGGGCAGCACAAGCCCTCGGCCGATTTGTGGCCAAGTTAAAACGACTGGAGAAAGAGCATGAAAAATCTGAATGACTTGCGAGACATCTTGGGCCGAACGATGGAGGGAGTCCTCACTGGAAAAGTGAACACAGACCAAGCAAAGGCCATTGCGGCCGTCGCTGCCGAGGTTAACCAAACCGCGAAGTTGGAAATTGATATGGCGCGGGCTACTGATGGTGACTTCAAGGGTAGCGGTTTCATCGATGTCGATCCTCAGCCGCGGCGCCCAGGCATCGGCCGGGACTGACGTATCAGCTTCAAGGCGAACAGAAAACCTGACGAATCAGGGGTAGGACCGAATGCGCTACATGACCATCAGGAAATTCGCCAGCGAGTCTGGCTACAGCGAGGACGCTATTCGCTCGAAGATCCGTGATGGAATTTGGCGGCTTGGCGAAATCTGGTTCAGGGCTCCGGACGGCCGGACGCTGATAGACACACAGGGATATGAATCATGGGTAGAGACGGGCGGGGAGTTCGGGCGATCTCCGATTCGAGCATCGAAATCACGTTCATGTATCGGGGCGTCCGGTGCCGCGAGCGCATCACGCTCAAGCCCACCGCCACTAACCTGAAGAAGGCCGAGCAGCACAAGGCGGCGATCGAGCATGCAATTTCGATCGGCACCTTCGATTACTCGGTCACCTTCCCAGGCTCGGCAAGGGCAGCGAAGTTTGCGCCTGAAGCCTCGCAAGAGACTGTCGCCGGGTTCCTCACCAGGTGGCTCGCATCGAAAAAGAAGCACCTTTCCAGCAGCACTTTCGAGGGTTATCGCAAGCTCGTGGAGCACCGGCTTGTGCCAGCCCTCGGCGCGCACATGATGGTCGATCTGAAGCGGAAGATCATCAAGGACTGGCTTGACACTTTGGAGATCGGCAACAAGACGCTGAGCAACATTCAGAGCTGCCTGCGCTCAGCGATGACCGAAGCGGTCGACGAGGAGTTGATCGAGAACAACCCTATGGCTGGCTGGACGTATAAACGCAAGGCCGCACCGACAGATGAAGATGATGTCGATCCGTTCAGCCCAGAAGAGCAGCGCGCGATCATTGCTGCCGTCACCGGACAGGCCGCCAACCTTGTGCAGTTTGCGTTGTGGACCGGACTACGCACGAGCGAGCTGGTAGCTCTGGATTGGGGCGATGTGGATTGGATTCGCGGCGAGGTGATGATCACCCGGGCAATGACACAAGCGTCGAAGGGAGCAGCGGAGATACCGAAGACTGCTGCTGGCCGGCGAGCAGTAAAGCTACTGGGGCCAGCGATGGCGGCGTTGAAAGCGCAGAAGGAGCACACCTTTCTGGCTGGGGATGAGGTGTTTCAGAATCCTCGGACGCTCGAACGCTGGGCCGGCGACGGTCCGATCCGGAAAACGATGTGGGCTCACGCAGTAAAGAAGGCAGGCGTCCGGTACCGGCGGCCTTACCAAACGAGACACACCTACGCCTCAATGATGCTATCCGCCGGCGAGCACCCTATGTGGGTCGCCAAGCAGATGGGTCATAGCGACTGGACGATGATTGCGCGGGTATACGGCCGTTGGATGCCGGCAAGTGGTGAGGATGCTGGTGCCAAAGCAGAAAGGATCTTTTTCCAGCGATCCGAAACGAAGGTCAAACTGTTGGTTGAAGCTGGCGACCCACCATAGCCGGTGATAGATTGGGGACCATAACCTCAACCACACCCAGGAGCGATTCCAAGCGTAGCCTGGGACGAAAGGGACTTCACAATGCTTCAAAGTGGCTATCTCAATTTCTTTGCTGTGAACAAATGTGGACTGTACCGCCATTTCAGTGACATCCCTAAAGGGCTGGATCTAGCTGATGCTTTCGCTAGGCTTAAGGAATGGAAAGATGATCGTAATTTCGAAGCCACAAACCCGTGGGATTCATCTAAATATAAAAATAAAACGCACTGTTATTGTCACGCAATTCATAGTGATAGTGAGACTGGAGACTTCTTTCTAGTATTATGGAAGGGTGATTCCGACCGCCACGGCCCGTTATACGGCATCACAGTTAACCCAGACGGCTCTATAGAACAAGTGGTTGAACAGACCAAGGCAAAAGGAAGCAAGCAAATGATCTGGGGGAGGCCTTGCTACTACTGGGTTGTCCCCGAGCTAAACATAGTTGCCTCCTTAAAATTTGACAACTCTAGAACCGACTCAGCGATGTTTCAAGACTGGGTGAGCGGGTGCTTGAACTTCCGAGTCCCATTACCCGAATATGTTGTCTCAACGACCGAAAAAGGTTTTACTAGATTCGAATTAAACGACGATGATGATCCATATAAATACTACTTCCAATTTGATGTATCGATGAAGTCCCTATCGACATCATCCGCAGAAATGCAAGAACTAGCGAGAAAAGTCACGCAAATAGTCAGACGCGAGACTGTCTCGATCAAAGACGTGAATAAAAGAAAGGGGTTTGCGAAGCTCTTTCAAAACTTCGAGGTGCCTTACATATCTGCTGAAGACAACTCGATCCGTCAAGTTGAGCTAAGGATAGAAGCAAAGCCCACAGTTGAAGAGCTCGAGCAGATCATCGAGACTTACGCTGCAAATCATGACACAAAATCATGGGAAGATGTCGGCTTCGTATTAGACAAGTCAAACTCTATAGTATGGGCAAGTAAATACAGGCTGACCGATCACATTTCACTGGACGATGATAATCAACCGGTTTTCAAAGCAGATGAAATTTATGCTAAAGTAAAAGAAAACCGAGAGCGTTATCTGGCACCAATCAGGAGAGATATGCTACCGAAGCAGGACATCGCTAATGGTTAAGTTGATTATCATGGCCCTAGTAGCATCTGCCGTTGGAGGCGCGGCTTTTGCTCAACGCCTAGGGTTCAGCTATTCCGATTTCAAAGACTACTGCAATATTTTGTTATCCATTTCTGGCATGGTATTCACGATAATGGGCATATGGATAGCATTTGTTTATCCCAATGCTATAAAGAGGCTGCAAGACCCTGACAAGATCAAAATCGCTGATTTCACCGCTACAATGCAAGATACGCGCAGGCTGGAGAGCATCGTGGGAAGCATTATGGAATCAGGATCGGTGGCACTCTGCATAACACTCATATATCTGTGCAAACTTTTAGTCAGCGGCATCCCTGCTTATATTGAATACAGAGAGGTAGCAAAGGCCGCCAGCTTAGGTGTGATTATCTTTCTCACGCTAGTGCAATGCTCCGCCATCTTCAGCGTAATTTACGCGAATTACCTTTTTATCGGCGACCTCCACACTCGACGAGAGGTGCAGGAAAGGAAATCAGACGTTCGTTAATGACAGCTTTATGCCAGCCTTTTGGCTGAAAGCCGCACAGAATGCGTGTTAGACGCGGGTTCAAATCCCCCCGGCTCCACCACTTTTACATCTAAAGACGTCCACGGACGTCTTTTTTTGTGCCTGCAACCACGCAAATACGCGGCCTCCAGCGCTTTTGCGGTCTTTTGAGAGTTTTTGAGTTCCAGCCATTCGGGTATTCCAGACGGTATTCCAGCTCACCTGGTGCTAATCTTTGGAATACCGAATCAGTGCTTGAGGACAGTCTCATGCCTGCTCAGAACCTCCGCCTGTCCGATCGACAGCTCAAGGGAGTCAAACCGGCGTCCAAGGATTACGTCCTTACTGAAGGTGACGGTTTGCAGCTCCGCGTACGCAGCAACGGCTCGTTGCTGTGGAATTTCAACTACCGCGAACCGGTGACCAAAAAGCGTATCAACATTGGCTTCGGGACCTATCCCGAACTGTCACTGGCGAATGCACGAAAGATGGCAGTCGATGCGCGCGAGCTGCTCGCCCAGGGCATCGATCCGAAGGTGCAGCGCAATATGTTCAATGAAGCCAAGCGCGCAGAAACGGAACACACCTTCGAGAACGTGGCCACCGCCTGGTTCGAGCTTAAGAAACACTCGGTCACCCCGGCATACGCCGAGGACATCTGGAAGTCGCTCACGCTGCACGTACTCCCCGACTTGAGGACGGCACCACTCGCAAAATCACCGCGCCGATGGTGA